ACAGAAACATTTAGTTAAGAAATAGAAACGGGAGCAAAAAATGAAGTTACCAATTACAATTGAATATAACTCAGGCGAGCAAGCCACTTATGTAGCCCAACCGCCTGAGTGGGCAAAGTGGGAAAAGACAACTGGTCATACCATAAGCCAAGCAAAAGAAAAACTTGGCATGTGGGATCTAATGTTTTTGGCTTATAACGCACATAAGCGAGAAGCAGCAGGAAAGCCAGTAAAAGGTTTTGAAATATGGATGGAAACAGTTGCCGATGTAATTGTCGGTGATGCAGACCCAAAAGTCATCCAGCAGGAAGCCTAAGCAGATTATTGGTTGAGTTGGCAATAGCCACACAAATACCAATGAGCGAATGGGTTGATTCAGACGACATTTTGACAGCGATAGAAGTATTGGAGCAGAGGTATGGCAAATGAAACAATCGCCTACAATAAAAAAGACCTGCGCGATATTTATAAGGCTTTCAAACTTATGGATGAACAAGCTACTGATGAAGCACGCCGTCAATCTGCTGCTTTGGCGTATTTTGCATCAGAGGAAATTAAGCAAGCAGCTAGAGGTCGAACAAAGGCTGGCGCGGTTGCGCAAAGAGTCGCGGATGGCGTTAGCATCTCTAAATCGAGCAAGATCGGTGAGTTCCGCTACGGTTTTGCCAGACAAAAGTTTTCAGGTGGTGCTACTACACAAACCCTATGGGGTGGTGTTGAGTTTGGTTCAAATAAATTTAAGCAGTTCCCTACATATTCTGGACGGCAAGGTCGTGGATCTCGCGGATGGTTCATTTATCCAACCCTTCGCAGAATTCAGCCTGAATTAATTAACAAATGGGAACAAAGTTTTGATCGCATTATTAAGGAATGGGTCTAATGGCAACCGGTAATCGCACATTAAAGTTATCGATCCTTGCTGATGTAGATGACTTAAAAAAGAAGTTAGGCGAAGCTGATAAAGCAGTCGAAAACAACTCAGACAAGATTGCAGAATTTGGCAAAAAAGCGGCATTAGCCTTTGCTGCGGTTGGCGCAGCAGCAGGAGCATTTGCAATTTCAGCAGTAAAAGCAGCAGCGGAGGATGAGAAAAGCCGTAAGCAATTAGAGCAAACAATTAGATCTAATACCAAAGCAACTGAACAACAGATTGCAGCAATTGATACTTACATAACCAAGCAATCTATTGCAACAGCTACCACAGATGATGTTTTAAGGCCAGCGTTAGCCAGGTTAATTCGTTCAACTAATGATGTAACAAAAGCCCAACAATTATTGACTTTAGCTCAAGAAATTAGCGTTGCCACAGGTAAGCCAGTTGAAGCGGTAGCGAATGCTTTAGGTAAAAGTTTCGATGGGCAAAATGCTGCTTTAGGCAAACTGGGATTAGGTATTGACGCAGCGACTTTAAAAACTAAATCTCATGATGAAATTATGCAAATCCTTACAGGAACTTATAAAGGATTTATTGAGAATGAAGCTACAAACGCTGAATTCAAGATGAGGCAATTGGAAATAGCATTTTCTGAAACTAAGGAACAAATTGGAACTGCGCTGTTACCTATAATGAAACAATTTGCTGACTTTTTATTAGCAACAGTTGTTCCAAATGTCCAAGCTCTTGCTGCTGGATTAACTGGCGAAAATTCAGTAAGCGCAGGAGTAACTGAAGCCACTCAAGGCGCATTTGAATTTGGTGAGCAATTAAGATCAACTATTCAATTTGTGATTAGCATAAAAGATGAACTTATCATATTGGGTCAAATTATTGCAGCCGTATTTGTTGCTAGTAAGGTTGCTGCATTTGTAACAGAGATTAAACTTTTAACAGGAGCGATGGTGGCCTTAAATACTGCTTCTGCTGCTGCCGCTGTTTCAACGGCTGCTGCATCGAGAATTGGTTTGGGTATTGTTGGTGCTGGTGCGGTTGCTTTAGCAGCTGTGGGAAACCAAGCATTTACTCCTACTTTGCCAGGTGGAGCAGTTTCTACTAGAGGTAATCCAGGTCAAACCATTAACAACATTACAGTGAAGGCAATTGATAGTGAAAGTGCAGCAAGGGCTGTTACTAAAGCAATAAACGAAAGTGCTGCCAGATCAAATCCATATCTTTCACGCGCAGCTGTTAAGAAATAACCATGACAGTCTGGAATCCTGATTGGAAATTAACTGTCAGTGGGGTTGATTATACTGACATAGCAATTAGCGATATTCAGCATCAAGCTGGTCGTGATGACATTTATTCACAACCAAACCCATCTTATGTTCAAATAAGTTTAGTGGCCTTAAATGGTCAAACATTACCTTTTGACATAAATGACAGTTTAGATTTACAGGTCAAAGATACATTAGGATCTTATGTAAGTTTATTTGGTGGCGACATTACGGATGTAACTGTTGCGGTCGGTGCGACTGGATCTGTTGCCACAGTTGTCGAATACACAATTATTGCAATGGGATCACTTGCTAGAATAGCCAAAGAAATTTGGAACGATAACATTTCTCAAGATGAGGATGGCGACCAAATTTATGCAATTCTGTCCAGCGTATTGCTTGGCACTTGGAATGATGTGCCAGCAGCTACAACTTGGGCAACTTATAATGCAACTGAAACTTGGGAGAATGCAGTCAATTTAGGATTAGGCGATATTGATCAACCCGGCCTTTACACAATGACCGCTCAATCAAATTTAACTGACACGATTTACAATGTTGTTGCAGATATTGCCAATTCTGCTTTTGGTTACATTTATGAGGATAATGCAGGAAACATCGGTTACGCAGATGCAGACCACAGGCAAAACTATCTGCTCACAAATGGTTATGTTGATTTAGATGCCGGCCATGCTTTAGGTGCTGGCCTTTCCACAGTTATGCGCTCAGGTGATGTTAGAAATGATATTTATATCAATTATGGCAATAACTTTAATTCACAGGAAACGGCTACAGATCTTGCTTCAATTGCCCTTTATGGCTACAAAGCCGAAACGATCAACTCAAGAGTTCAAGGCTCGGTTGATGCTCAAGAGATTGCCGATCGTTATATTTCTCAAAGAGCATATCCGTTACCTAAGTTTCAATCGATTACTTTTCCAATAACTAACTCAGAAATTGACAACTCAGATCGAGATGCTTTATTAGGCGTCTTTATGGGCTTGCCAGTTTATTTAACTAATCTACCTAACCAAATATCAGGTGGAGAATTTGAAGGTTATGTTGAGGGCTGGTCATGGAGCACACGATTTAATGAGCTGTTTTTAACAATCAATGTTTCACCAACTGCATTTAGCCAAGTGGCGATGCGTTGGAATACCACGCCAATAACAGAGGCTTGGAACACAATAGACCCAAGTTTGACTTGGGAATACGCTACAATAGTCGCATGAGGATAGGATAAAATGGCAACCACTACCAATTATAGCTGGACTACTCCAGATGATACCGGGCTGGTCAAAGATGGCGCAGCAGCAATTCGCACACTTGGTTCATCTATTGATACAACCACAAAAAACTTAAACCCATCAACAACTCTTGGCGATATTGAATATCGTTCATCAACAGCAAACACAAACACAAGACTTGCAATTGGAACAACTGGTCAAGTTTTAACTGTTTCTGGTGGCGTTCCTGCTTGGTCAACTCCTGGCGCAACATCTTTTACAGGTTGCAGAATATACAACTCAACAACTCAAACAATAAACAATGCAACAGTTACAACTTTAACTTTTGATTCAGAAGTTTTTGATACAAGCAGTTTTCATAGCACTAGCACAAACACTTCACGAATCACTATTCCTGCTGGTTTAGGTGGTTATTATGCACTACAAGCATCAATTTATTTCTCAATTGGTAATGGTTCAGGAACTAGGGCTTTATCTATATTAAAAAATGGAACAAGAATATTTGGTATGGATATTTCTGGACAAACAGATCAAACCCTAAATTTTGGTAATATTGCTAATTTGGTTGCAGGAGATTATTTAGAATTTACAGCATATCAAACAACTGGCAGTCAAAATGGTGCTTATGGTGACGCTGCTTATACATTCTTATCAGCCCAATTCTTAGGAGCATAATATGAAAACATGGGAAAAAATTATTGAAGTTTATCCTGAATTAAAGCCAACAGATGATTTTCTTAAATTAGGCATTTATATTAAAGATGATGGTGATGGTATTGATTACATTCAAAAGTGGGAGTATAGCGAGCCGTTGCCTGATGGATTTGTTATAGGCAAACCATCTAGCAAAAAATAATTTGGCTAATGAAGCCTTACCTATCTAAAGCTGCTGATACTTTAAGAGATCAGATTAATCATGCCTTTGTGGATCGGAGCAGGAAGGCTGATGGATGGATCGGTGATCTTAAGCATCAATCAAGAAAGTCCGATCATAACCCAAGACCATCAGGTGAAGTATGCGCGATCGATATTGACGCTGGCTTATCTGACGAACAAGGGATTAGTCACGCTTTGGCAGATCAGCTTCGACTCACAGCAAAAAAAGATAAGCGTATTTCTTACATAATCCACGCTGGTAAAATATGTTCAGCAAAATCGTTATGGCGTTGGGTCAAGTATCGTGGCATTAATCCACACCATAAGCACATTCACATCAGTTTTAAGCCAAACCAAAATGGCGAGAAGTTCGACATCCCACTACTGAAAGGCAACTAATGAAACTAACTAAAAAACACAAAGCAGCAATTAAGTCATATTTGAGAGCTGTGGCAGCTAGTGGAATAACAGTTGCTTTAGCAATAGTGGCTGACATTCATCCAGCTTATGCAACTATGCTTGGTGCAATTGTTGCGCCTATCGCAAAGGCATTAGATCCAAAGTCCGGGAGTGAAGCAGATTATGGTCTTAGCGAAAAATGACACCAAACGAATTAGTCGCATTTGGCGTTGGCGTTATAAGTATCGCAACCGCTTTATTGCTGGCTCTACGATGGGTTATTAAAAGTTTCCTAAGCGAACTTAAACCCAATTCTGGTAGTTCAATGAAAGATCAAATTACTAGACTTGAACAGCGTGTTGATGATCTGTTCACCTTAATCAGTAAGCGATAATTTTGCTATGGCGAACACACGGAAACGCACTAAACGAAAAAAAGTCAACCGGAGAGTAGTTCGCCACACTCCTGAGCCTTTAAGTAAATTAGAGGTTTTTTATATTGCCAAACATGAAATGTTTAAGGCTGCACGCAAGGCTGGATTCAATGAGTCATGTGCGCTTTATCTAATGGATAATCCTGAGTCAATGCCTGACTGGATCGTAGGCGATAAAGGAATTATCCCAACTATTCCAACTCCAGATGAGGATGACGATTAAGCGATACTTGGTAATTTCGGATTTACAAATTCCATACCATCACGAAGTAGCAGTTAAAAATGTCATTAAGTTAGCACGCAAAGAGAAGTTTGATTCTGTTCTTTGTGTTGGAGATGAAATCGATTTCCAAACCATTAGCCGTTGGGCTGAGAAAACACCTTTGGCTTATCAACAAACCCTTGATTCTGATCGTAAGGCAACTCAAGATATTCTTTGGGCTTTAACTGAGAATGCTAAAGAAGCTCATATTGTTAGATCAAATCACACCGATAGGCTTTACAACACTTTATTAAAAGTGCCAGGCTTGATTAGTTTGCCTGAGCTGCAATACTCAAAATTTATGGATTTCGATTCACTTGGCATAACTTTCCACAAATCATTCTACGAGTTTGAAAAGGGCTGGATCTTGGCTCATGGGGATGAAGGTAACTCAAATCCCAACGCTGGCGTTACGGCCTTAAACCTCGCTCGCAAGACGGGCAAGAGTTGCGTGATCGGGCATACTCATAAACTGGGCATGAGTGCCTATTCTGAGGGCATAGGAGGCCATTACAGGCCTTTATATGGCATTGAGGTAGGAAACCTTATGAATAAGGCAAAAGCCTCTTATACGCGAACTGTGGCCAATTGGCAGATGGGTATCGCTATCCTCGAATGGAATGGTAAAAACATGACTCCAACCCTTATTCCGATTAATAAAGATGGCTCATTTACAGCTCTAGGAAAGAGTTATGGGGCGTGAAACCGATTATCGGGATCGCACGATTGATGACCATATCGACGACTTTGAGGATATTAGCGTTATCTAATCGTTATAAAACACGCGCTAAGAAGTTATTGCGCTGTCGGTAAATCCAGTCATACTAATCCCAACGCAAACAAATGTTTTGCGGAACGG